TACGGATTTGACCTTGGTAAGTTCTTTCGGCAACTCTTTGCCGGCAATGGTAACCGTCATCGGTACATCATGCCATTTATCTTTATCAATAAACTCTTTCTTTATCCAATGGCTTTCACTAATCGGGTTGAAGGTACAAATAATCTGCTGCCCTTTCTTACCACGCAAACGCTTACGTAGCTGCTTGAAATCCGGATGCTCGAACTCTGACCATTCCTCTAACTGAACTCGCTTATAGTTAGAGATACCTTTTATCTTCTCCGGATCGTCAAGACCGGAGAAATCTATCTTCGCACCATTTACCAGACATTTAATAGTATTCTGTTGAAATTTGAACAAATGGGAGATGCCAAGACCGATCGCAGCGACCTTATAATCTTCATAAATGGTTTTGAGAATAGAAGCTCCTACCTTACGCATGACAAGAGTGTTCTCACCATCCTGTAATGTCTGTATCAGTATTGTTTGTGCCACACTATACGACTTACCGGAAGATGAACCTCCATAGAGAATGATAAAACGGATAGTCTCATCATTCAAGTACTTCAATAGATAGAATCCGTTAGGATTTAGCTTCTTATAATTTATAACCATATTGTTCTAAAAGTAAGGTTTCTCCGTAGGATGAATACCGGATTTTGCAGTTCAAATTGTTCTATTCTTCCGAATTCTCATTATCTTCAAATCCGATACGAAGTTCACCGACTTTATTTCCGTCTCCACCTTTGATGTTGACATTCTTATCGGCTTCCCATCCATTCCAGGCACCAAGAATCCGGGCGGCTTCTGTCTTGCCGTTGAACTCATAATTAACCACTCCTCTATTATTCTGAATCTTCTTCAACGCATTACGGGCACGCTTTGGAAGTTGGGACGGACTTCTCATCTTTGTTTTCCCGGTAACAGGGTCTACATAATGTAAATCATCGGGATCAGCGAGTACAATATCCATTAATACCTTTTCGACCGTTTTCCTCTCTACTTCAGTCTCTTTCGCCCTCTGTTGCTTAATCTCACTTATCCTTGCACTAACCTTGCTATTGGCTAACAATCTGCTAGCAGCACTCCAAATCGTTTCAGGTTTCATCTTTGACGCATCATAAGACATCCTATATGCTTCACTAGCATTACCTTCTGTATCAACGTAGTATTTACAGAATTTCTCTTGCTTGAATGTTAATGGTTTCTCTTGCTTTCCCATATCAATTGTTATTTATTCCTACGAGAAAAAGAAGCTGCTCTCTATCCTTTAAAAGCTCATAGGTGGCAAGCAGTGTGCTGCCAGTTGTTAATATGTCATCATACACTATTATTTTCTTTTCCTTTATCGGACGAAGAAGAAAGAATTCCGGATTCAATCTATCTTTAGTTAGGCACTGGATTGCATTCTCATAGAATGGTATTTTCACCGCCCCAGCTATTTTTGTGCAGATAGAGGTTGAAAAATGAAAGCCCTCGTTGTGTCTCCGTCGCGGTGTGGTGACTATACACCATCCTTCATATCCCCCTACTATGAAGCGGTGGAGAAACTCACACGCTCTCTCTGCAAAGAATGATGCAAGTTCCTCCGACTGTTTAATTTCTGAAAAGCTGGTACCAGTCTTGGAACGAGTGAACTGGGAGATGTAATAGATATCACCCTTTTTATGAAGTGACACCTTTTCTCTCAAATCACATAACCGTTCCTGATGAGACCAGCTCTTACATTTCACCGCTTCCGGCTTATCCCAGTCATCAATACGACATATCTTTCCCTTTCTTTTCATCAAAAATCTTCTTTACTCCATCCTCGACAGATGTATAAGACAAAGGTACTAAATAGATATCCCGGTTCACCGACTGCTCTAAATTGTCAAAATCCCGTTTTTCATTAATTAGCTCAATTTCAAGCGGTTTGTAGTATTTTACTAAAGAAGCAAAATACATAGTAGTCACAGGTTGGACGTTACAAATATTGATAAGCTGCCGGTTACAGCCCACCGCATAAATAAGCCCTTCGACGACATCATCTATGTAAGTGAAGCACCGGATATTCTGACCACAATTGTATAAAGACACGTTTTCCTTTTCTATCAGGAACCAGAGAAGAGTTCTTTTTCGCGGATTAGGTCCATATACATTATGCAGCCGGCACCCGGTCGCAGCCTTACAATAGATAGATGCATACTGTTCATCGAAATACTTGCTTATTCCATACATGGAAGTGGTATTCTCCGGATTCGCCGTTGACGAACTAGCGTATACTAACTTCACATGATACTGGTTACATGCATCAGCTACTCGCATGAAAGTATCAATGTTATCCTTCCTGATCTGTTCCAGGTTTCCATTAAACACACTAGTTTGCGCCGCCAAATGGAACACACAATCAATACCCCCATTTTTCAGGAGCTCACATACTTTTGTGGCTTCAGTACCAGACTTTCGATCAAGTCCTATGACTTCAACACCTCTTTTTGTCAATTCGCGGCAAAGGGCTTTTCCTATAAACCCCTCACTGCCGGTTACAATCATTCTTCTCATCATCACAAAAAAATAAAGGATATATCAAACTCTCGTATATCCAAATTCAACATATTGTTAGTAAAAAACTCAAAAAAACATTAACTTCAAAATAGAATACACTACATTTGTAGCTGTATAAAATATAAAATCAAATAAAATGAAAAGACCGCAAATAGATATAATCAAATACGCATTAATTGCAACAGCCATATTTACTCTAATATTAATATTAGTATATGTATATAGATTTCATCACGGACTGTCCTATAATCATAATGATTTTGCTGATTTCGGCAGTTATTTAGGTTCAATTACAGGATTACTTGCTTTCATTGGAGTACTTTATACAATAAAAGACTCACAAATAAATAGACAAATTGATAATGAAAGGTCAACATTTTATAATTTGTTGGGATTATATCAGCATCAAGTCGACACCAACAAATATACTGAACACCAAATTGAGAAAACAGGAATTGAAGCATTCAAAGCATACGCACATGAAGCGCGTTCATTATTCTATGCTTATGTAATATATCATTTTATAAAAGATGGAGAAAAATTTCCATCAGAATTAACACAAGTCAGTAAGTTAGACGAGCAAGCATTTCTGGAGATTTATACTAAGTTTGGAGTTCATTCAACTACAGAATTAAATGTATTATTAAAAAGTAGGAATCCCAAATATTATTACGATACTATATACGAAATAAAAGGCATAATAATGTCAAGCAAAATTCATGAAATGTATCGTATAATTGTTGCATCAATCTGTAATAGGATTTGTATAGAAAAAAGATACCAACAGCTCTATAAGTTCATAAGAAATGTCGGAGATTATTTATATGGGCAATATGGACAATATTTAGGGCAATACCATAGAAACATATATTATCTGTTGGATTCAATCCAAAATTTTAAATACCCCAATGACTATTCTAAAATATTTAGAGCACAATTATCCTCAGATGAGTTAACAGTCATACTATTCAATTCAATGAGCTCGCAATCAACTCTCAAAACAATTTCTTTATTAAAGAAATTTGATATATTCAATAACATTATTGCCCTCGAACTTCCTATATCTGGATATGATACAGAAAAAGAAATCGTAATTCAGACTATTAACTCTCTTTTTCATGAATTTATAGCTGATTCTACAAACAAATGATTATATACCCAATTATTATATTTATTGTAACTGTACAAGAATATAGGGAAAAGAGTGGTTGTATTATTCAACAGTTTTCTCTATACTTCCGCATTCAGAACGTTCAATTTCTACTTATTTGATACCAAGATAATCCCAAAAAGAAAGTCTACCTTTTACATTCTCAATAGGACTTTCAAAAAGTATTGGATTAGCTAATACCCAGTTATAAACTTCTTTTTCAGCCCAGATGGAAGAATGATTCTGTACACAATCCACTATCTCAATGCTACCGATAATGGAGCCTGTACAAAAACTAAAATCTTTCCACTCTTTGTTTTCCGGTAATGCCAATAACTGCTCATTGGTAAGTATTGAATCATAGAAATTATCGTAATTCAAAGGTTTACCGCTTGAATGAATCAGTACCCTCTGTCCTAAGTATTTCTTAGGACACGACCAAGTACGGTTCTCAATGTTTTTAATACCGTGGACTATCAAAGAAGCCCACGGTTGTTTTATTGTTATTGCTTTCATTTCTATTCTTTATTCCTCCAATAGTTTTAGCAGTGATTTTTTATACTCGTCTATTTCCTTAATAGCATCTTCTTGACCTGATTTTGCATCATTTATCATTAAATCTGCTACTCCCTCCATTATTTCATCCTTATGCCTATTCAGATATTTGATAAAGTATTCCTGCATCAAATCAGTATCCATATTTGCTATATCCGAATATGTGTCTCCACTTCCATAACTGCCAGAAAAAGAAGAATAACAAAGATTACTTATATTCATACTCTGAATACTCTCCCTTCTGCCAAATCCATCTGTATGCTTATCTATTCCACTATTGCTATGGCTTTGAAACTCTTCTCTGATTTTAGGGAGAGTTTCTTTAATAAACTTTTTCAGTTTTCTGCCAGTAGTGATTAACTTACTTAATTCTTTTGCTGTCATCATCAGTCTCCTTTCTTTTTAATCCGTTCTAGTACATCTCTGTTGGCTTCCAATATTTCATCGAAAGACAGAATAGGCATCCAACATATAACCTTAATATCATCCTTTTCGACACTTTTTCCTAAATATGATATATCACTATCAGTAGTCCATATACCATTTTCATACGTGAATACATCTATATGCTTACGTGATTCAGCTTCTCTATCATCGTATTTATAGTAATATAAAAATCCGACTAAAACACGCTGCTCTTCATCTGGTAATCGTTCTTCTACTCTTATCCATGGAGATTGCTTTTTCTGCCACTCAACACCAGATGCAAAAACTTTACGCATATATATTTCAATCACATGCGGCTGATTGATGCGATTTGCTAATTGAGCTACCAATGATTTAAAATTCATATCTGTTCTTGTTTTGAATTACTTTTTTATTACAACTGCCATAGTACTAACAGTTGTTCCACTTTCCTTGAATTCACCGGCTCCGATTTCAAAAACTTCTCCATGAACTTCTTCCAACCATTCCCGGAAGTCAACACATTTCTTTTCAGACGCGAATTTCCAATGCTGACTGGTAATAGCTGCAAGAATTCCACCTTCTTCCAAGCGTTCATACATAAGTCTTACATGGTCAATATCCTGATTACCGGAAAACGGAGGATTAGCAATAATTTTAGTGTAATGTCCTACACTGTCTTTCGTAAAATCTTCATCAAGCAATATTACGTTATCAAGTGTATGAAGAAACTCCCTGTTTTCCGGCATCAGTTCATAGCATTCAACTGTTACTGACGGGCACGACCGGTGAATCGCTTTTATCAGAGCACCACGTCCGGCACTTGGTTCAAGTACGGTATCTGTTTCGTGAATTCCACCGGCAAGCATTACCAGCCAGTCTGCAATATCAGCAGGTGTTTCAAAGAACTGAAAATCTTTTTGCAAATCGCATCGCTTACCTTCTTTCAAGATGGAGAACACACGTTCCGGATTAAAAGGAAATGTGAATCCCTGTATCTTACCTCCCTGCCATGAGCCGCCAGCTTCTTCTATCCATTTCTTTGCTTCAGCATAGGATTTCTTATTGAATTGTACTTTCGGAAGTCTAAGAACACTATCCTCAAGAGTACAATGCTTCAGTATCTCTTCCACATTCCATTTCTTACCTTCATCAGCCTGGTTCTTCCTTTCATCAACCGGAGCGTCCGGCGCTAACAGTGAGGATATTTTCGTAATAACCATATTACTCGCATCCATAAAAGTATTAACACAGGAAAGCGCTTCCATAAGAAATTCAGTATCAACATATCCGGCAGCGTCATAAACATCTATGCCTTCAGTCATATCCGACAATTCATTGAGCTGGGCTACACTACCACGTAACATTTTTATTAAAGTCTCTTTGTTGTTCATCATAACTTTTTTGTAAATAAATTCTTGTTGTATCTACACTACCATGACCAAGAAGGTCTGCTAATTGAATTACATCTTTGGTTTTCTTCAGGAACATTTTAGCAAAGAAGTGCCGGAAGGCGTGAGCGTGCATTTTTTTCGAATCGATACCACAATGTTTACCCCATGCTTTCAGATGCTGTGAAAGACCTCTTTGAGTCAACGGCCCGAATCTCCCAACAGCAAGAGTACCGGACTTGCCTGTCTCCTTTATATAGTCCTTCACTTCCCTCTGCAATTGCTTTTGGAAAAAGAAACGCCGATACTTGTTCCCTTTCCCTTTCAAAACAACTTCGCCGGCCGCTATATCCTCCCACGTGAATTGCTGAAACTCCGAGAGCCGAGCTCCTGTAGTACCCAATACCTTAATGAAGAAATAGTAATCCTTGTTGAGTTTTGTTTTCAGATACTCCAGTAACCTATTATATTCCTCTTCTGTCGGTACATTGTTTACATCCAACTTGCGTTTCATTCTAGGTCGTTTCAGTTCAATAGGTTTCTTCACCCATTTGGAGAACTTCTCAATGGCTGTAATACGTAATCGAATGGTAGCTGGAGAAAGTTTTTCCTCTTCAAGGCTTTTTATAAATCGTCTGCAATTATCCATATTTAGTTCATTGGCGTATTCAAAATATTTTCTCAACGAGGTATAATAGACATCAATTGTGTGAGAGGAATAATCATTGTTATCAGTCAACCATATTATAAAATCATTAAGCAGTTTCTTATTCTTCTCTGAAATAACCTCAAGTTTCTCCAAAGGTTTTACAGCCTTTTCCCGTCGGCCATATCCGATTTTAAGATAAGACAATAAATCACAAACAGCCTCACACATAAACGAATGGCGCACCATAGCATCAGCATTTTTATGTTTATATTTATAATAACCACGACGATTGATTTCTTCGGAATTTTCAAGAAAATCAGTCACATATTTGATGTATTTCCCGATGCTATCATAGCTCCTACCCGTCGTATACAGGTAGGATATGTAATCTACCAATATTTGTTTTCGTTTATCATCCATTTTTTTGTTATGAGAGTTAATACTTCTTCCCGTGCATCTTTTCACGGAGTTCGTTATACTTCATTTTCTGCTCGATGTGCCAAAACAGGTCTACATCTAAGTGCTTGGCAAGCCCGAAAATAGATAGTATCATATCATTCACGGCTGTAGAAAAATCAAATATTCCGTCATATCTAACGGGAAGTGTAGAGATGGAATAGATTGATTCGGTAAAACTTTCGCCTTTACAGGCTTCTGCCATATCTTCAATACAGTCCTCAATATCTCCGTTGGCAAGTTCAAGGCTTATTCCTCGAAGCCCTGCCAGGTCAAGCAAGCGGATTACAGCATCGGCTAACTCTTCTTCGATTGAACCTTTAATGGTTTCGTTATATGCGACTTCGTAACCGCGCTCTTTGGGAATGTCAGGGTCTAACCCTTGACAAATACGACTGGTTGAGATTTTCTTCTCGAACCAATCAACATTAGCACGCTTTCCCCTTCTATCTGCTTCCACAGCTTCCATAAGTTCAGATATTACAAGACAAAGAAAATGTTCATTACTCAATTCCTGATCGTGAAACCCGTGCCCGCAGGCAGTTCTATATGCTTTGTCTCTTAATTCATTTAATTTCATTTTACTCATCCTTGTAATGCTTAAATATATCTATCCAATTCCTTTTCTAATAATTCTCCATCTATTTCAGGAAACAGCCTCAGAACTAAATCCAAAGATTTGCAATAATTGTTACTGTATTCTTCAGTATCCATTAATCGAAGTACCATAGAACAAAAGATACTTTTTGTGTCTTTTAATTCGCCTCTCATCAGCAATTTTGATAGTTCGATAATTTGACCAGTAGGATTATGAAAACTTCCGTTTATATATTGAAAAATTAGTCTTCCTTCAAATTGGCATATTTCACAATCTAGTTCACAATCAATGTACTCTATTTTACCATTTATGAATTCACAATAAACACATTCACTATTAGAAGCAAATAAAATTGCAAAATCATAGATATCATCACTATTACCTACAATTATTGAAGTAGATTCAAGAGTTTCCGAAACACCATTATTCCACTTTGCATCTTCAATAAGTTCCCTCACATATTCTTGAACTCTTGTGATGTTCTGCTCTATTAAATCTTTTTTACTCATAATTTCAATTCAATTAAGTTCGATTATTTTTTTGCAATATTCTCCCAAAAAACAGCACCTTCAGGAGTATTATAAAAAGGGAATGAAATAGCTAGAAACCGATGAAAACAGCAATCAACATCTAACAAATTGTTCATCCGTTCTTCATTTGTCATTGAGAAGTCAGGACACTCAATATTAAATGTCTCATTTGCTCTTTCTGTATTATATTTCCATTGATTGAAAATACCCAGTCTTTCTAATTTTTCTATTTTTTCATTCCTCTTCATATTGATTGACTTTTAATGCTTTACGTCTATAAAGGTAATCGTTATTGACAAGTTTAGCAAACAGAAACTTCGCCATTTTAACGCCATTTTAATCAGTTTTTTTCTTCAACAATTCACGTCTAAATCTTTCCTCTAAATCAAAAATGGTTTCTCCACTATTACGACGATAGGGCCTATCGGTATTTAACTGAAGTTCTTTCAGCTTTTTCCAATACCATGGAAGGTACAAATACATATTCTTCAACTCCTTCAAATTCTTATTTCCACAACACCAGCAACTCACACGATCAAGTAGTTCATATAGCCTTACTCCATCCTCACACCAAACAAAGCCTTTTGTATAACAGTACTGGAGTGCATCTGCTTCTGTAACCCCCCAGTCACGAAGTGGTAAAACCCGATTAGCCCGATTTTCTTTTTCAAAGCGATGCATCTCATCGGCAGCAATACCGACATAATCAATTCCATCTTTTGTGTGAGCTTTCAACGCACGAAGTTTTTCACTCGTTCCCCATCGGCATGTTCCCCCACACCAACTATATCCTTTTTTATGGATAATATTGGTCCCTCTTTTCTTAACCGGCCTTTCAAACATTGTCCAAAGAAAAGGTTGCTCCGGATGCAGTTCTGTATATTTAATGCCAAGTTTTTTAAGAATTGGAAGAACAGCATCACGAGTGTTATAGATTGCCTGAAATTCCATACCTGTATCATAGAAAACGACTTCATCCAACTGATATCCTTTATCTATTAGCATGAAAAGCATTGCCAAGGAATCCTTTCCAAAGCTGACTGAAGCATAATATTTCATACAAAAAATTTAATAGACAAGTCACTTTTTCTTCTTTGCCCTCTGATTATTAATCTGTGACATACACATACGGCACCAGGAAGTCAACAAATGATATTCCTTACCTTTTCTCACCACTATACGATTGTAGAACCGGTTCAAGTAGAAGTAATTTCCGCAATGGGTACATCTTTTCATTTCACGTCCTGAATCATCTATAATCCGATTACGCGGCTTACGATGAATTAGAGTACAACTTTTACACTTCTCATCAGTTTCGCGGTGCCGCCGGCAATGTGATAAGGATTTTGCTCCACATTTAGCAAACACTTTACAATCTCTACGAGGTATTGATTGACACACATTCATGGCTTCCTCGCATTCAAGAATTTATTTACTACACGAGAAAGTACATCCTCATTCTCCGGCATCAGCCATTCTTTTGCAACGTTCCAAGCAATACTCATAGCAGGATTGAAGTTATCCTTCCTGACTGTGTGATGAGACAAACGTCCTTCAGTGGGCTTCAAACCCTTATCATGTAAGATACACAGTCCATTCTCGAAAAAAGCACAATACTCCTTACCAGCAACGGGCTGAATCATCGGAATAGCAATATTAATAACCCCTAAGAATATACCAGCAGCCCAGTTCGTCAGCGCTAACCTGTCGGCATAACCTGCATCAATAATTCGTTCAATATCATCAGGAGTACCTAAACATGGCGTATGACATTGTTGTTTACAAACACTGCATGAGCATTGTACAGGTACACGACCTGAAGCCCTCATTACCCTTTGTAATGAGGTTTCTTTTGATAATTCTCTCATAGTAAATTATTTGAGATACTACAAATTATTAAACATCGCCCCACAGCTTTACTGCAAGGTCATAATTTTTTTTAGCCTCTTTTACTGCTTTATTGGCATAAGCCATAGCGTATGTATGCTCGCGTCGGTACTTACCGGACTTCAATCCTTCGTGATATTCTTTTGCTTGTTCCAACTTATGTTCGTAGAAATCTATACTTTCCGGCATGGACAAGTTTATCGTATTAGCCCTTTTTTCCCAATACTTCGCAACTCTTTCATGTTCGGCAGCCTTATCGCTAAACTCAACGCTTTTCCCCATATTGTTCCACGCATCATCTATCGCTTTTCTGTGTCGCTTCTCGCTATGATGTCCCACTTTGATAGGCTCACCTAGAGAAAGAAAATCCTTATCTTTATTGGACTTGTTGTAATATTCACAGCTTTTCTGTACAGCAGATGTAGCCCATTCATGACGACGTTCAGCTCTTTGTTTGGCCCACTCTTGCACATTAAAGCCATCAGCCCGTACGATTGAGTAGTAATAGAATCCATCACGTTCGTAAATGAGGTTGAAAACAATACATTCATTTTCTTTTCCATACTTGGTGGTAACTTCAATAGTTTCACCTTTTTCGTGCTTCTCATCACACTTTGCCAAAAATACATTTGGCGCAAATTTGTAATACGTGTTCATTTTTTTAATTAAATTGGTTTGACTTATATGAAAAATGATGAAACCACAGCTACTTAGCCGTGGTTTCATCATTAAATAACTTTGGTTGACTGGGTTGAACCAAATCATCGAATAAACCAGGAGCACGAGGTTGTAACGCCTTGTATTCTTCCTGAAAGAATTCTTCTTTGGTTCTCCCATGTTTTTTACCCTTTCGTGTATGTACATCGAAAGTGTAATCTGGAATAGGAATAGGGTAACGCCTGACATCATTTATCCACTTTTCTATATCAATATCCTTTCTATCATAGATGAAGTTTTGCAAATGATCCGCATCACGATTCTTTCTACATTCACAAAGGAGAATAACAGCTTTACTGACAAATATCCTCCCTTTGGGTTCAGTAGCAGTCTTGTTTACCAGCTCATGCCCCTGCCACAATGCTTCTATCTCTTTAGTAATGATTCCATAGCAATCTTCAGCACTAATGGTAAACAGACGCTTCCACACATAGTCGCGGTACCCACTCGCCCAAAGTTCCAATGCAAAAAAGCCGGCTACCCCGGTGTCGGCTCGCCTAATGGCTTTCTGCATTGCAGAACTCACCTCAAAGAAATCATATCCGCAAACTGTTCTTATAATCATAATTCTAATTTAATGGTTTGACTTTTAGTTTATTACATCAGTAAAATTAGCTAAAAAAGGCGAATATGACAAACAGAATGGACGCCATTTAAACGCCTTTTTTACAGACTATTAGAATTTGAATTTGCATGATATATTATATTGAACGAGCTGCTTTGTTTTGTCTTTCCCATTAGTGGTTGCACTCTTTAGCAAAATACTATCACCAAAATTCTTTTTGATAAAGAGGATAGATTTACGTTCCTCTTCCTGATTCCTTATAGAAGCAAGCCCACCAGCGTTTACAAAAGTGTTCTTTTGCTCAAAATTATACCGCAAATCGGTTAAAACCTTACGTTCTTTGTACTTCATGTAACAAGAAATCCAAAAATCTTCCTTCAAACGTATTTCCTCATTCCACCAAGTGTTTTTGTTATAGATTACTCCATAACTGCAACCGGTTATCATTTTCGAAAGAGAAAGAAAAGCGGATTCATCATACATTACCGGCGATATCCGAGCGGTGAAGCCAAACAGATGTACATCCATCATACTGGCCATCTCAAATAATGACTGAATGATATTGGTTATCTTATCTTTATCCTTTATCCGGCTAGGTTCTCCTTTTTCCACATAAATAGGTTTGCAGGCATGGACATCATCATCAAGCATGAAAAGTTCTCCAAAATGCTTTGCCATCCAGTTACGTTTCGGGATGAGGCCCATAACGTCGTCAGGATGAGTAACAATTTCACATTCCGGGTTAAATTGTTGATATAAGTCAGCTTGACTTTCAGCAACGCAAATGATAGGATCGTTCACCAACTTTTTAGCGAACACCCGGTCATGGCGTTTATGACTTGGTATTACTATCTTGCAGGGCATGGCGAACGTCTTTTATATCAATTACATTGGATTTACTTATTTTCCCGGTTTTATACGACTTCATGTGCTGCATGTCCAGCCTTTCACGAAGCCAGTTGCTATCTACCTCATTACTTGAGGTGATGATAAACAACTCATGTTTTTCGTCATACTTTGGAATGAGAGGATAAATGGCTGTATCATCCGTGATGGCATCGAAGCGCTCTTTAAATTCATCCTCTTTCCTCTCCGGGGCAAATTCGATGCCCCAGTCTTGGAGTTCCGCCTTATTCCACTCGTTTTCCATAACGTCCAAATCATTCTCACCAAAATTGACATTATCTTTAGTGGCATATTCCCTCAACTTCTTAACGGGGGTATCAGGTGCCAGAATTTTACAAGGCAGTTCTTTATAACCTAACTCCTTGCAAGCTCGCAAACGTAAATTACCACAAACAACAATATATCTGCCATCATTGTAGGGAAAAACTATAAGTTCTCGAAGCTCAAGCATCTCTGGCGAATCCTGAATGCTTTTCTTCATCGCTTCAAAGCGGTAATCACGAAAAAAACGTGGATTTTTCGGCAATCCCGTGAGCTGCCCCTTATTAAAATCAAGTAGGCAGACTTGAATAATCTCTGTCATAACTAACTATATTAAAATCAACAACACAAAATCAACAACACAAACAGTCAGTAACAACACCTAATCATTTTTTCTATCATCGAACTCTATCTTATCTTTGATAAGCTGTTCAATGTCCTCACAACCAAATCTTTTTAAATAGGCAACAAGGTAAATTATCATCTCGGCTGCCAATTCTTCATCTTCCGAATATTTAGGAAGATTATCACTCCTATATTTAGAAGCAATATCGAATTTTCTCCAAACGACTTCAATTCTTATGCTAAACGCTTTTCTTGAGCTATGCTCATTCATCTTAAAGCGCTTCCTCATGATATTCAAGCATCTCTGGGCAAACCTATTCAATGTTATCATATCGATCGGGTTAAATTGTTAGACTATGAATAATCTCACACGATTCTATTAGGTTGGTCTCTGATGCGAAACCAATGAACATATTCTTTATCTATCAGCATACTAATTATTTATTTTGAGGGGTCTGTTGTATCTAAATATTTCCTGTACTCTAATTCTGTCTTAGCAAGATTGATTACGGTATTAACCCCTTGGAAAACTTGTTTTGCTTGGCTCACTTTACTAGGATCTTCTTTCACATCCTTAATTTGTTGAAGAACCAAATTCCTCAAATCTTGTAAAATGGTAGGGTTCACTGTAGACACCTTATTCAACCGTTCATTTGCCAACACGACAACAGTATTTGTTATTGGCCGGAAACGGTTCAACTTGGAAGCCAAATCAAACATACTAAACACTAACACTTTGCCATTATTCAAGTATATCTCAACTTCGGTACCATCATCACCGGTACCGTCACAGTAATTGAGAATTACAACTTCTTCATTCTGATAAAGGAATGGTTTATTAACCATTTCTTTCAATCTATCTATTGCTCCATCAGTCATGATTCATTCTTTTTTGTTGCTTTATTAATTTGTCTATTCAAAGCTCCTTTTAGCTTGATTAGGTACTGAACATCTTCCGGATATCGGGCATACAAAGAATTCTCTTTTTTTAATTGTTCAGAACGACTAATCATGTAAAGGTTCTCAATGGAAACGTTTTGCCTGTTGCCATCCTTAAACTGAATATTATAACCAGGGGGGATTTCTCCATTATGCTCAATCCATACAAGCCGATGTTTAAGTTCAAAGACATTCGGTTCGGCAGTTTTCACTTCAATGTAACCGTCACGAGTTATGCGTTCATAACCGACTGGTTTATGATTTTTGGGGATATGTCCTTTCTTAAATCGAGTAGCTTTCGTTTTTGCTAATTGTTCCTCTGACATATATTCCGTTTGCTTACGTCCCTTGTTCATAGGTTGGTGGCCTTTGGGAAAGAAGCTTTTAGAAGCGCATTGAAATTTAAATTCTTTAGATTTAAAGAGCCGTAATTTAAATGCAATTCCATTTACAGCAGAATAAGTGGTACCTAATATCTGTGCTATTTCCTCATTAGTATGATTGGGATACAACTTTTTCAATTTATCAAGTCTCTCACTATTCCAAAACGAGATTCTCGGAGAGCGCCTAAGTTTTCGAATCAAGGCCTTTGTTTTAACAGCACTAAGTGTTTTATCAAGACGCCTAGCAAGTTCTTTTAAATCAGCAGTCGGGTACTCACTGTCAAGTATAGCAAGTTGTTCGCCAGTCCACGTTTTCATAAGTGCGTCAATAAAGAGAGGAAACCACTAGGCTTCCTCTGTGTTATCGTTATTTAGCTCTTTCAGTCTTTCTTTGAGCTTCTTTTCTTTCTTATCATATGAATCCGCAAGCTTCTTAGAGAGCGCTTTGAAATCATCCGGATATTGTTCTGCAAAAAGGATTTTCTGACACTTTTGCAAATAGGAGTAGAAATTCACATTATTCGATGATAAGCATTCAGCAATAAAGGCTCTATACCATTGGTGTCGGTCAGCTTGATTGTTCTTGACATAATTTACAAAATCACTCTCACCATTCCATTTTTTCAAATTCAGTTTTTCAAGATAAGTACTGCTACAACCGCTAAGAACCAGCACATCAAAAACAAGTTGTTCATTTTCAGAGAATTCTTTTGTTCTCTGATAATATGTTTTCTCTTGCGCCCACTTACGCATTTCTTCAGCAGACTTCTCCTTGACTATATCTTTCGCTCTTTTTAATTGGGCGTTTATTTTTTCCCTTTCTATCTCTTTTAGATCGGCAACGGCGGAAGTAGAGGAAGCCGTTTCTTTTCTAACATAATAGAAACTAACGTTAAATTCGGGAGAATAATGTCCAAAAAATGAAAGACAACGATAAACTTCTCCATCTTCAAGCATTTTCAAAGTGCGTTCATCATCTTCTGAATACCAGCACTTACATCTAAAGATTTCATCAGGATCAACTATTTCAAATCCAAGTTGTTTAACAGCTTCCAAAGTTTTTTCATAGAAAACCTTTCTATCTTCTCCCCAATATGTATCGGGACGTCTAGCGATAATTACTGTTTTTCCAAATGAAAGAGGTTCGCCAACTTTAACAAGATGTTCATATTCTAGTTGAATTTTCCGCGTCACATAAGCAATCTGTTTTTTCTCATAGCAAGCAGCATTGATACATCTAGCATCCTTACTATTCATTTCATAGAACAAACAACCATGATTACACGTATTATTCTCACATTGAGAACATGATTTAATATCAGTATTTTCCCAATTATCGGAATCATCTTTAATCCAAGGTGCGTTACCAAGCTCCATGAAAGAATTACTCACAAATTCTCGAATCATAGCAGTAGTACATTGTTCTTCCTCCTCCTCATGAAACTCTTTTTGAGTATCTTCATCCAATTTAGAAAGAATCATAGCACCGGACAATGGTATATCTCCATTTCTTACCCGCTCTTTTAGTTCAGGAATAAGAGAATTCAATTTAATACGGTCAAAAACAAACCGGGTAGACTTTCCTATTTTAAGAGCGATATCTTCCAAAGTTCGTCCTTTTTCAGCCAACTGCGCAAAGGCAAAAGCTTCTTCGATGGGATCAACATCTTTTCTTTGAAGATTCTCGGTAATCATCGCTTCAAAAGCCTCATCATCTGTCATTTCTCTGACAATGCAGGATATTGTCTGAAATTTCTCCGACTTTTTTCGATGGGCTTTGATTTTTACAACATTCGCTTCATCTTCCTTTGCTTTCAAAAGTGACACAGCCCGAAAACGACGCTCACCGCAAACAATTTCATACGAACAGGGAATTGTCGTAACACCGCCAGTCTCTAAGTCAGTAAAATCTTCGGATTTGGCTACCCTGACGGTGATAGGCTGCAATAAGCCTTGCTTTTCAATGTTGCTTGCGAGTTCTTCAAGAGCTGCTTCATCAAAAGTCTTTCTCGGATTCAAAGGAGAAGGACTAATAAGGTCAATTCTAATGTTTTGTACTTCCATAATTTAATTATATTGGTTTGACTTTTAATTCATTACATCAGTAAAGTTATCGTAAAATGACAAGTTATGCAAACAGAAACTTCGCCATTTTAACACCATTTTCATTAAGGTTTATTACGTATTTGAATAAATCCTCTTCTTTCAGTTTCCCGAAGAAGTTCCATATCTTCTTCTCGTATTTCAGCAGGCGTTTCACCGTTCACACTTCGATAAGTTCCAATACCGAAACGCTCTCTGATACGAGCAATTTTATCAGAATCTTTAGTAACCCAGTAAATTGTAACTTTCATAGTAGCTATATTCTACGACTCTCGCCGCACAGGGGGAGAACATTAAACGTTTTAAAACGATCCACTAATCTTGGTCCGAAACGTTTCTTAAATTCGGCTATGCCAAGATTCGATGTTATATGATACTTCTTGCCATATTGCTGAAAAATCTCATACCGGGCATAAAGAAATTCATCAATAACTGAATCGAGACTGGTACCATACGATTTTTGATTTTCCGTTTCCAGACCGATATCATTCAAGCAGATATTAAAGGGATTTGGTTTAAATCCTTTGGATTGATTCTCATTGTAAGTGTACAAGTCAATATGCCCGTGAATTTTATAATAATTCATCATTTGAGTAACAGACAAGTTTTCAAAAGCATTGGGGTTACAAGTGAGTTTCAAATAATCTGCAAAAATCTGCATCAACATTGTTTTTCCGGTACCAGGTTCACCAACAAGCAAAAGATTCTTATGAACCTTGTAATTCTCTTCCGGAAACACATTTTGAGCATACCGACATCCGTTGAAGTAGTACAGAAGAAACTGAATTAGTTTAGAGTTGTTATCATCAACATCAAATTTTCTAAACTCCCGTTCCGTATAATCCGTACCAAGGTTAGAAATTAAATTCCAATGACTGTAATACTCTTGCGTATCAGTTAAGTCATATTCAGAAACGTTCTGAATACTTTCTTTGTGCCTTTTTATCAGATTCTCTATCTGTTGGATCGTCAGTTTGCGCTTGCCGGCTTCCTTCTCCATCAAATTTTGAAGTTTGCTTGATAAATTCTTTTCCTCTTCCGTCATGGTCTAATTCATTTTTTCGATTTTCACGAATACGATCCAGTATCCAAAGGTTTGCTTTGGAATCCCACCGCTCTATTTTCACTCCATTGGCATTCTTCCACCCTATCGAGTCAAAGTGATTGAAGAATATTTCTGCTTGCTCTTGCCAGTCATCTAACCGTTCCGGAGCATTTTGCTTGATGAAGTGTTGAATAACCTCATCAAGCGTAGGAGATATAAATTCTTTTGCGACTCTTTTAGGTTTCTCCGGTTTAGAGGGTGGGAAAAGCTCGCCAGAGCTACTTTCTTTCTTACCCCCTTTAGGGGGTTCTTTCTTTGTCTTTGTCTCTGTCTTATATTCTTCTTTAGGGGGTATGGGGGAGCTTTCTTGAAAAGGTGTCCCTAAAGGGTACCCTAAAGGTATCCCTAAAGGATACCGTAAAGGTGGTATATTTTGCATACCTTTTTGTACACCTTTTATAGAATACGTTGATTTATTGCCTCTTCCATTGCCTTGTTTACATTCAATAAGACCTGCTTGAACTAATCTATTTCGGGCGGACTTGAATACTTTTACAGACACTCCCACGTCAGATGACACCTTTGTATCACTACGTGTCCAGTTATCCTCCCAGCCTAAACGATTCGCAATTTTTAGCAAGTAAAAATAAAGCCTCGTTTCACAGCAGGAAAATTGCCAGCTTTCGTCAAGTTCCCAAAACCTATTGATAAGTTCAATATAAGTCATATCAATTTATAATAATTCCGTAAGACATTGTTTATATAAGGTTGAGGGTCAGCTTTCAGATAATAGCAAACGCTATTAATGAACTCAATCAACCCATGACAAACGACATATACACTGCCATATTTCTCAACTAACGCCTGCCATTCTTTTTGCCCATCAGACTGCGTTCCGGCACGTTTACCTTTTACATGTGGAGTTTTCATCTCTATGCAAAGACTGCTCTTACCACCGCGAGGAAAAAGCAGAATCAAGTCAGCAACACCAGCGATGGCACCTTCATATTTACGCATAGCACCGCTTTTCTTTGTCCTGACGCCGCCGTTTGGTATAGCAAAGAGTAGAGGGCCGACATTGGGAAACGTTTCTCTGAACCAAGTTACACAAATGTGTTGTATCTTGGTTTCAGAATATTTCACCTCCATTTTACGAATATCTTCTTCAGTCATTTTTCTGCTTGTTTTTTGAAATCGTAGCACATTCATTTAGAAGGTCAACGATTTGTTTACACCTGTTCCTGCAACCGACAAAGGATATTATGGTTTCCCATTCAGGACCGAACAACATTTCTTTCTTGTATTCCTGAATATGAGTTCTCTGTCCATTTATAACTAATCTAAATGGCTTCATAATTTATCCCTAAACAAGTCCATTGCAAGATTCACCATATTCTCTTCTACTTGGTCATCCGTTCCGGTTACACCGTTAGCAATGTTCTTCTTTGTTTGAATCACATCATACATATACTTGTCAATAGTATCCTTACCTAAGAAGTAATAGCAGTTAACATTGTTCTTTTGACCGTTACGGTGTGCTCTATCTTCTGCCTGTTCGCAATCACTGAAAGTCCAAGGGAACTCTATAAAAGCAACACGACTGGCAGCAGTCAAAGTAAGCCCGGTACCGCCCGATTTGAAATTCAGAATAATCAGTTTACAATCCGGATTATTTTGGAAAGAGTCAACGGCATATTGCTTTTGGTTGACACTATCGGAACCCGTTACAGTAACAGCTTTAGGAAATTCCTTTTTCAGTTCTGCTACAACTTCTTTCAAGTAACCGAAAAGTATCAGCTTCTCACCACCGTCGATAACATCATGGACAAATTCACAAACAGCCTTGATTTTACCTCTGGCAGATATCTGCTTTAAAAGCTGCATCTGCACCATAACGGCACCATTCATTGATTTCTGCACTTGTTCATCCGAAGCGTTCTTGTACTTCTTCAAGTATTTTACCATATCAGCCTCGGCAGCCTTATACTCTTTGGTGGTAGTGATATCAACTGTCAAGTATTGACGAGTCTTGTCCGGAAGTTGTGTAAGCACCTTTGACTTCTCACGACGAAAGAAGCAAGTATTCCATAGTCGCCAATTCAGTTCTTTAACGTTGGATGCCTGTTTGGGACCATCACAATATCTTTCAACATACCGGCTATAACCTCCAAAGTCCTCTAATCGACCTAATATTTTTAGCTGTTGTATCAAGTCTGTATTATTGTTAACAACAGGAGTACCGGTCAATGCGAATATATAACGTTTACCTTTGCAGATACCTTCAACATATTTGCTCTGTTGAGTTTTACTTGATTTGCATTTATGAGATTCGTCAATGATAACAGACCTAAACAAAGAGACACGCTGATCGAAAGCAATACTTTTCATTGTAAGCTTGGATTCCTTATTTACAGCTTTTACAAAAAATTTATTAAGCGATTCATAATTAGTAATGAACACCTCACAAAGTGGACTGCCATCAGACCTTTTACACTCATAAAATGATTGCCAGGACTGTCGGTTTCTGTCATCAAGGATAATCGAATTCATACCTGCGAACTTCTTAAACTCACGCTGCCAGTTTACTTTCAACGCAGCAGGGCAAATTACAAGTACTGGAAAAGACTCACCATAAATGGGCGCTTCCTTATGTGCTTTAACAACTGCACATATGGCTTGCAATGTTTTACCTAATCCGGGCTGGTCACCGAAAAAACAGCGTTTGTGCTCTATTGCATACTGTACTCCTTCAAGTTGATACTCGTAAGGTTGAAGTAACATATAGTGTTCACCGACAAAAGGTTTCATCGGAGGAATATCATAATTAATATCTTCAGTTACCTCACGTTCCTTGACAGTAGAACAATAACGCATCTGAACAGCCCATTGCGCAAAAGCTCTCACATACCAATTCGCATCACGTCCAATAGGATAACGCGTATCATTGATACTAACAAGCCACGCCCGGTCTGTTCCGTCATAGCGTGGCTTACTTGGTATCATCTTTATGACCTCGACCAACTTTGGGTGATACTCGAACTGAATCCGGTACAGATTGGGCGTCTTAGTCACATAAATTGGTTTCATGAAGCAGGTTCTAATACTAATTCATGATGTTCAACTGTTGAACATATCCCGTTATCTTCACCATCTTCATTCATTGCATCAGTAGCTTCATCAACCTTGTCAAACGGGTCCTCACCATCTTTAAATTCAAATTCCCTTTGAATCTCCGAACATTTATTCTCTGTAACATAAAGCTCTGCTTCATACAAGAAATTATAAACAGCATCACGAAACTCCTCACAATGCACATACGATTCATTGTCCGGATCGAAACCAATACCAGGAGAACAAAGATTAAGGACTTTGCTCGTCATAAGGGTTCGCTTACCTGTCAACACACAAACCTCAAAAGAAGAATCACCACCAATGCTAACGCCGGTTACATTGAACTTTTTGAAGAACTCATCTTCAAGACATGACTCTGGACGTTCCCAATTAATGTACTGGGATTCTTTCTGTTCTGTAATATCGACAATGTAGGGTATGAGCTTGTTTAGCGAATCCTTCAAATCCGGATGAACAGGATTAATCCCCTTGAAAACAATATCGTTTCCTTCCTTGTCTGCATAGACCACTTCAAGACATCCCTTTTTGGTCAATTTTGCTTTTGAAATATTCAAATCCATTTTAATTAAACTTTGAGTTAATACTTACCTATGCAGGTATTCATTAATAAAATCTTTATAGTACTGGTCAACAGGCAATGGCAAATTGATTCCTAATTCGGTGGCAGCATCAGCCTGAACCTTATCCATGAAAGTTTTCATTTGGATCGTATTCAATTTAGAAGTACTTCCAACAACCGACACAATATTTCCATTCATACATATTTGCCGTGGAAGAAACTTACGGCAATAGTAATCATGAACATCCAACTTATCCGTGCCTGTCTCCCTCTCAATACAGGCAAACCACAGCCACATGAGCGCGTTCTGCGACAGGGTACGTGGTTCTACCTTTCTCTTGATGCTTACAGTGTAAGTTCCATTTTTGAGCGTGGAACAGAGGTAGTCAAACGACTTATCCATTGTGACTACCCCATTTTGTTTTGTTAGAATAGCTTCTGCCATATCTTAGAATGGTAAATCATCAGGCGGTGGTATCTGTTGATATGGCTGTTGCTGATATGCAGGCTGCTGTACTTGTTGTTGCTGTCTCTGTGTAGGCTGTTGCGTTGGTAACGGTGGTGGTACAGGAGCAGCCTGTTGCTGAACTTTCGGTGTAAGCATCTCAATACTATCAACAAAGACTTCAGTTATGTAACGTTTAACTCCTTTGCTATCGTCATAGTTACGAGTGCGTAACTTACCTTCTATATACAACTTATCTCCTTTATGGACGTACTTCTCAACTATTTCAGCAGTCTTATTCCAAAAAATAAGATTATGCCATTCTGTACGTTCCGGCACTTGGGTTCCATTTTGTAAGGTGTACGCCTTATCTGTTGTGGCAAAAGATAAAGAAGCTACTTTCGCTCCACCGTCCAATGTTCTCACATCCGGGTCTTTACCGGCACGTCCTATAAGAATTACTTTATTAACACTCATTTTCCTTCCTCCCTTATAGTTACACGAATACTATCCGCTTTAGTTGACGTTTTTAAATATTGAGAATATAATTCCGGGTGATCTTCCTGAAATTTCTTTGTATCAAAACTCTTACCCGTTGAAGAGGGAGTATAGCTAACACGCAATCGGCCAGCGTCCCATGATTTGACTCCATTCTCACGCATGGCTGATTTAAGTTGTTCCTTGTAACCTTTCTGCACTTCAGCGATATAACTCGCCTGTTCCTCTATATCAATAATAGTATCTACTAATTGCATAGGAATAAGCTGTTTCCCATCAGTGGGAACAGGAGCATTAGGTAAGAAGTGTTCACCATTAATCTCACATTCCAGTAATCTCTTAACCTCTGCATCGGGTTTACGCTCAATCTCAACCAATTCAGATTTATCACCTCGTAACCAAATTCCAAACAGCTTATCAACTTTGATAAGTGGGTTTTGAAGTTCAAACAAATAGGCATAGATTGATAGCTGCCAACTCAAATACTCACGGTCAAGGCTTGCAGTGGTCTTGATGTCACCAAGACTGATTTTTTCGTCCTTTTCCCAAACACAATCAATATTCGATGCAAAATATTCATTGTCTGAAACAGTGTACTCATTGGCAAAAGCCTTATATCCGGCATTTACTCTTTCCCTGATATAATTAATAGCTTCAATACTCTCGGGTGGCAATCCTGTTACATCAGCAAACTGGCATTGTCCATGAATACGACTACCTTTTTCAGCGGCTCTTTTCAATATGTATTCTGGAATATCCTTATACTTATTGGGAAATAACTGCCGGCTAATCATTCCGGTAATACCTTTTAGCTGCTTTTCACCAAGAAAATATGTGTGGTTCTCTTCCGAGAAAACCACACTCGATTTAACTAACTCTATCATTGTGCCGGGTAAATTTTGCCCATATTCATACAGGCGTTTACAAACTCTTTATCATTTTGCATAGCCGGATTGCCATACCATACTTTTTCAAGTTCAGCTCTGCTTTTGACGGCAAGCATGTCAGCAATAGCATTTTTTAATTGAGCACCTGTATATACAGGAGCAGTGTTAGCAGGTGTTTTTGCAGGCTGTTGTGTATCTTCCTTCTCATGAGTATTGGTTGAATCGCTGTCTTTCGCATCATCAATACAAAACAGACCGTTAAGAGCGTACTTTCTTGCATAAGAAGATGAAGCTCCAGTAATTTGGCTCCCATCCATTCCTTTCTTTGTTTCCTCTTCTCTTGCAAAAGCAGTAGTTATTTCTTTTTCTCCTTTGTCATTAGTCAAAGTAACAGTTGCTTTTACGTAGATCCTGTTACCTACTGCGATCATCTCATCACTTAGAGTTAATGTACATTTTGTTTCAGCAAGAACAGGTTTCACTGATTCAAGAATGTCCTCACAACTACGGTACTTGTATTTACCGAAAGTATTATACTGCCGTTTGGGGGCTTTCAGCTTTTGCTGAATGGTTACTAATTCTTTCATAATTCTGAAATTAATGGTTTGACTTTTAACTCATTACATCAGTAAAGGTAATCGTTATTGACAAGTTTAGCAAACAGAAACTTCGCCATTTTAACGCCATTTTCAGGTAGTAAAAACTGCCTGTACGATATTGTACAGGCAGAAAAATAAGAATAATATGAATAATCCAATGTACCTTATGGAACGGCTACGCTTGAAGGGTGTACGGCTCCCTGATTTATACATAATGTAAATGCTAGTGGACGGAACCGGAGTCGAACCGGTCTCACGGAATATTGGTGCACCTCACCGCAGTTTCAACCAACGATATACATATCCGCCCGATTAATTAAAAAGGTGCACTATCCTCACAGACCATACACCCCAATCACAAACACAAAACAAAACTCATGAACTACTATAATTTAATTAGGATCAGAAGGGTGAATGGCGTGGGGATCGAACCCACATCACGCATATCTGCGTATGCTGCCAATTACACCAGCCATCCGTTTTAAGTGAACTATTCTCACGAACCATTCACCTAGAACACAAACACAAAATAAAACACGACATTAACTATTAAATAGCACTCTCACGAGCTTCTTGCTTCCGGATAGCCGTTCAAAGCACACCGGAATAGTATAGAACAATTAAAACTCAAATAACAGGGGCTTTAACCCTACAGCGTCCTTTTCGCTGGCAACATTAGTTAAACATAAAAAGAAAAATTCTCTGTGAAGGAACCCGGACTCGAACCGGGATGACAGATTACCTATGTATGACTTTCTTCAATCTACCTGCATACTTGCGTCTACCAATTCCGCCATTCCTTCAGGTCGTAGCCAGACGCTTCCGGCTACATTGATTGTATATATAATGCAAATATATTTTCCCCCTCACGGGTTACTTAACTCTGATTGAGTTGAGCCGGGAAACGGATTCGAACCGCTGACCTCATGTAGAAACATGCGCTCTAACCAACTGGGCTATCCCGGCAGATGCCCGGCGAACCGGGCTAAATAAACATGACAAATACTAAAATTAAGCAATGCAGACCTTCACAGGCTATCTTTATTTTGTTTCCTATCTTCGTAGTATCGAAAACAGATATAATTCACTGATACGACAGTCACCAATACAAAAGCAGCAATAAATTCTTTCTTGCTAACTTCAATGCTATCTATAAGATACAGTGTTGTCCATAAGGCAATGAACATCATGGCATACTGTATCACTTTAATCTTTTTCATTTCTTCCGTTTTTTAGATTTAACTTTCCTTCCCGCACATCGGCAATGAAGTAATACTTGAGCAGCATTACAATGCCACTTGCCGTTTTGGACATTAGTAGGCTTATCACTTTCGATCTTACCCGCTTCTATAAGATTCATCAATTTCTTTTCCCCACCCACATAATACGCAGACTTATCTTTTCCAAACGTTTCTGTAGAAAACAGACGGAGAATATTATCTAGCAATATTTCAGCCATTTCACCTCTGATCATCTCAACAAGCAAGGTAGTTACGCAATTCTAGTTACTATAAACTGCATATTTTTTACGTCTGACTTTGTTTTCCAAACCATTCCTTCAGCTTTTTCTTTATAAAGCCGAGCATTTAAAGTGTAAGTAACAGACGTTTTTTGAATGATAGGAAATACTTCTATTGCACCAACGTCCATGTTTCGCAAAACATTGATTATACTGCGTCTTTCTATTTCTTTTTCCATACTGATTAATTTTAAAATAAAAGTTCCCCCGAACCAATTCGATCGGCAGCATCACGCTTTATTCGGAGGATTTACTTAACTTTGGGACGTATAATCAAAAATTAAGTGAAGAAATTCATTCATTATCTCTCTTTTTATCTCGATTAAACCCGACTTTACAATCTGCATAATCCCAAAAAGCTTTCTGTATCATAGCAGGAAGCTTTTCGGCTACGATTTTAGCTGATTTTATCGGCATATTCTCTACACGTAATGAGAATGTGGCATCTTCCAAATTCTCATTCCTATCGTTTTTAATTGTTACTTGAATCATGTGATTATTAATTGATTAATAAATTTCCCCCGTTCCAAGATTATTCACTAATAAAAAAGGAACGGGGGATTTTCTTATTTTTGAAGTGTCAAATCAAAAAACAAGAAAATATGAATAATGAAGAAAAAGTAGTTTCATACTACAAAGAAACTTTAGAGAAAAAAATCGAATGGACTTTCAGACTCCAAAGCACTCTGTTGACTGTTGCATCCGCTACTTTTGCTGTACTTGTTTCTTTAAGCAATCTTTCAACCAACAACGCTTGCAGTCGAATTTTACTATTGGTGGTAATATGTTCAAACGCACTATCCATCCTTTTTTCGTGTATAACCATATACGAGAATCGAGCAATGAGCAACGTGATGATACGCAACGCTCAAAAACGGGTAGAAGAATATATCCTCTATAGCTTATACAATTCCAAAATGACCGTAACGCCAGCCGTACCACGCAATAAAATCTTCGCAATTTGTGAGTCAATTTCCTACATTTCATTTCTATTCTTTATTATTAGTTTAACAGCCTATGCAATTTATAAGATATACACGCAGTTGTAACGTCAATTAAACATTGAAGTGATGAACGGATTCGAACCGCCGACCTCATGTAGAAACATGCGCTCTAACCAACTAAGCTACATCACCTTTATATACATAAAGCAAATGCCACGATTTGCCGACAAACGTCTAACTGATTTAGTTTTACAACGATACGGCTTGACCATTAACCACAGCATTATATCGTTGGGAAGCCCGCCTACATCAGTAATCCCTTTCGGCACGTGTCGGCTTCCAAAACACCATTTTACCAAGATGTCAAAGAACTCTCCTCTGTTGTTCCCAGTCTCCCTTCAAGGGCAGGCTCAAAGACCGGACTGGGTGCCGGATAACCGGCGGTTTGGTTTGACTTTAGTGAGGGTTAGAGAATACTTTGGTTGTTCTTCAAAACTATATCCATTAAGTTTCTTTGCGATTCAATAAATTTCTTCAAATCATCACATTGGGAAACTTTCTCTCTATAAAATCCACGTTCTGATTCTAAATCTCGTTTGAGTTTTTCATTTTCACCTCTCAAAGAGTGGATCAACGCGTCTCGTTCTTCAATCACAGCTTCATATTTGTCTCGCTGTATTTCTAGTTCGGTTCTTTTATCCATTGTTGTATAATTTGATTAATCTCCGACGTAATGTGCACCGTAATGAGTACTATTTGGGTTGTAGTAAGCGGAAGCGGGAATATTAAGGTTATTATATTCCTTGCTAGGTGTAGCTTTGGCAGTCTTGCTCATAGCTTCATGTCTTTCAGCTAAAAATTTATCAGTTCTTGATTTCACTGCTTCCGGTGAGAAACTTTCTTGGAGTTTTGCGAAGCTCCATGCAGATTTTAAACACTCTGAAAATGTTTTTCCACCCTTCTTGTAATTGCGGTGTGCAGACTTCATTATTTGTGATAAATTGTAGCTCATAATCGTTATTTTTTAATTGGTTTTATCAATCAATTTTTGTATGTTTGTATGATTGATTGATTTATGATGCAAATATATCCTCAAATGTGGATATATAAAAATTTAAAACCTACTTTATATCCCCATTTGTGGATATTTAACTTTTGATTGATTATGATAAACAGAATTAAAGAAGTAATAACCTATTCAGGGCTATCAGAGAGGGGATTTGCTATTAAGTGTGGATTAAAGCCCACAACTATTAATAATCAACTGATAGGAAAAAGAGAAATTAGCCTTGCAACAATAATAGCAATTTCATCCTCATTTGAGGAAATTTCCGCAGAATGGTTGTTAAGAGGAACTGGTTCCATGCTCATTCAAAAAGAAGAAACAGAACCAGGAATGGACAAATTGAAAAGTATTGTATATACCATAGCCAATTTGCAGGATGAAATCAATGAGAAGACAATGCTTACCCAACGGCTTTTGGAAGAAAACCAAAAATTAAAGGGTGAACTGGCTATGTTGAAGAATGAACGAAATATAGGATAAATATATATGTATGAAAAAGACTTTTTTTATACTACCCCTTTTATTAGTACTGATATTTAGCTCATGTTCTGATGACAGTATTAACTTAGCAGGAACAACATGGACTTCTACAAAAGATTGGTATGGCAAAACTCGATTGTCGTTTGAAGAAGGAACTCCTTATTTAAGACCTTTCTTTGCTATATCTTTTGGTTTAAAATCTTTCACAATATATAATGTTGCAGATGATAATGAGGATTTAGAATATGAATGGAAAGAAACGGTATCAGGTAAATACTCTATAAATAACAATATAGTGAATCTAATAGTAGAAAAAGACAACTTAACAATTCCCTGCGAAATAGAAAAAGATATAATGTATTACAGTGATACTAGAATGAAACTATATAAACAATAGAATAAATATTTTTTTCAATTATGCGCTCAATTAGAACTGTACCCCCAAAAGATGAAAGAGAATATCCTTTAGTTATAACAGCTGAAGAAAAGGATAAAGTATTAAATTATATTTTGGTTGTAGCAAACGGGAAAAGAACAGCTAAACTAAATTATAAAGATATACCAGACCTTAGGATCAGTAAAGAACAATATGAAATAGTTTTAGAGGAGTTCAAAAATAGGAGATTTATTGACTATAAAGGATATGGTATTGAATATCTTACGTTGAATTTTGAAATATTCAATTTTGCAGAAAAAGGGGGATTCACTGTTGAAAGAGACTTATATATATTAAGTTTTGATACATTTCAAATGCAGCTAGAACGATTAGAAAAGGAGTTAAGCCCTGATACAGCAGCGAAAGTTGATGATGTTGTCGGAAAAGCCAAAAATATAACTGAACTACTGATAGGGCTCTCTGCTCTAGCTGAAAAAATGAATCTCTAAGATTTATTATCAGGATCAGTTAATAGGAACTCCAATATAGAAGCTGCACGAAGCAGTCTTGAAGCATATAGAGTTGCATCTGCATCCGGGTTGTATTGATAACGCCTAGTCTGAAACTTTTTAAAAGTAACAAAGCCACTAGACATATCATTAGCAAGTGTTTTCAAGCTTGATATAGTTTCTTTTACATTTTGGTCATAAGACATTTTTATACGCATACGAGCGGAATCATCCACTTTTGCACAACACTGGGGATAAAAGGCTGTCGCATTATCTTCTTTAGAAGATTGTTTTTTACTTATCCTTCTTAGGACATTTTTTAATAACGATTTCATAAACGCACTATTTTAGTTTGACAATGCGCAAATATAATATTTAAAGTAATATAAAATATGAAATATAGAAATCTTGATAGTACATAAAACATCAAATGGTCGAATTATGGTCGAACCATAAAAAAAAGCAGGACTATATAATTGATATACAGAATATACAACTAGATTTCCAAAAATGTGTCTAGTTTAGTTTTTGTGTTGAGTGCTTCCTCGTCGGCGGACGATCTAGGAAGCACTTTTTATTTATCTATTTATAGAACAAGCTGGACAATAGCACTAAATCAAAGAAAAATAACATAAAGTTTGATTATACCTAAAGCTCTTTTATATTCTATTAAATCTTAATGCATTTCTTTTTGCGAGCAAAGACTTGACTCCGTTTGTTTATAGGGGGATGCTCAAACAAGAACAGCTCTCCGGACGTTATACTACTGATATCAACCAAATTATAAACATTAATTGCAGATAATATGTGTTTCCACAACTCCATGTCAGCCAAAGCCATCAAAGTTGCCGCCCGTTACGGACGCCAATCGGATGTAGTCGAGATTTACCAAAGCATTCTTGACGAACAGTATCATGTGAATGCGTTCACTTTCCCCAGATATCCTATCATTACTTCTTCGGACGAAGTACAGGTTTTCAACTGGGGACTCATCCCTTTCTGGGTAAGAAGCGAAGAGGATGCGACAGAAATAAGAAAGATGACACTCAATGCCCGTGCGGATACCATTTTCGAGAAACCGTCTTTCCGCGAACCGATCATGAAGAAACGGTGCATAGTGCCCAGTACCGGCTACTTTGAATGGAGGCATGAAGGAGCAAACAAGATACCTTATTATATATATGTGAAAGATGAACCTATCTTCTCGATGGCCGGCATCTACGACCGTTGGCTGGACAAGGATACGGGAGAGGAACACGAAACTTTCTCCATCATCACCACTGACACCAATTCGCTGACCGATTACATCGATAACACCAAGCACCGGATGCCCGCCATACTCACCCGAGAGGAAGAAGAGAAATGGCTCAATCCCTCATTGAGCAAAGCCGAAATAGCTTCTTTACTGAAACCCTTCGATACAGAGAAGATGGATGCATACGTTATCAGAAACGATTTCTTAAAGAAATCTCCCAATGATCCGACAATAGTACAAAGGGCATAG